GTTATTAATAATAATGGTTTCATATCCGGCTTTGGAAAATGCCCATGTACAATGAACCGAACAGAAATCGAACTCGATACCCTGTCCGATACGGATCGGACCAGATCCAAGTACCAGCACTTTTTTCTTCTTTGCTGTTCCATCTGCCTCATTTTCCCCGTCAAAACAGGAATAGTAATATGGTGTGCTTGCCTCAAACTCGGCAGCACAGGTATCAACCATCTTGAAAGAAGCTGTGATACCGTTCTCATAACGCATATTTTTGATGTAGTCTTCGTCTTTACCTGTTAACTGAGCAATCACTTTATCCGGGAACTCAATACGTTTTGCTTCACGCAGCAGATCCACGGTCAGTGCTTCGCTGCGCAGACGACCTTCCATTTCAACCAGAATTGCAATTTTATCAATAAACCACTTGTCAATCTTTGTGATCTCATGGATTGTATCATAGGAAACACCACGACGGCATGCCTCTGCAATAACCCAGATTCTTCTGTCATCTACCACTTTCAGACGCTCGATGAGTTTATCATAAGAAAGTGTCAGATATTCATCAGAAACAAGACTGTCCACATGCTGCTCAAGGGAACGGATGGCTTTCATCAGCGCACCTTCGAAGTTTGTACAGATACTCATAACCTCACCGGTTGCTTTCATCTGTGTAGTCAGTGTACGTTTTGCAGTGATAAATTTATCAAACGGCAGACGCGGGATCTTTACAACACAATAATCCAACATCGGCTCGAAACTTGCATAAGTTTTTCCTGTAATGGCATTTTTGATTTCATCCAATGTATAGCCAAGTGCGATCTTTGCGGCAACTTTTGCAATCGGATATCCGGTTGCTTTGGAAGCCAGGGCTGAAGAACGGCTTACACGCGGGTTAACCTCGATGACACAGTATTCAAAGGAATCCGGATTCAACGCATACTGTACATTACATCCACCGGTGATATTCAGCTCACTGATAATATTTAACGCAGAAGTACGCAGCATCTGGTATTCTTTGTCGCCCAGTGTCTGGGAAGGTGCTACTACGATAGAATCACCGGTATGCACACCAACCGGATCGATGTTCTCCATATTACATACGGTAATACAGTTTCCGTTGGCATCACGCATTACTTCGTACTCGATTTCTTTCCATCCGGCGATGCAGCGCTCAACCAGAACTTCTCCGACACGACTCAGGCGCAGACCATTACTCAGGATTTCAACTAATTCCTCTTCATTATGAGCAATACCACCGCCGCTTCCGCCTAAAGTGAACGCCGGACGCAGTACAACCGGATAACCGATGGTATTTGTAAATTTAATACCATCCTCTACCGTATTTACAACCAGAGAAGCTGCACACGGCTCACCGATTTTTTCCATGGTATCTTTGAATGCCTGACGATCCTCCGCACGGAAAATAGTCTCAGCTGTTGTACCAATGAGTTTTACACCGTTTTCTTCTAAAAATCCGGATTCTGCCAGCTCCATACCAAGGTTCAGGCCGGCCTGTCCACCCAGAGTCGGAAGTACACTGTCCGGTTTTTCTTTTAAAATAATCTGTTTTAACACATCAACGGTCAACGGCTCGATATAAACCTGATCCGCGATCTGTTTATCTGTCATGATGGTTGCCGGGTTGGAGTTTACCAGGCAAACGTCAACACCTTCCTCTTTCAGGGAACGGCATGCCTGTGTACCTGCATAATCAAACTCAGCAGCCTGTCCGATAACGATCGGACCGGAACCGATTACTAATACTTTTTTGATATCTGATCTCTTTGGCATTATTTCTGTCCTCCCATCATTTCAATAAACTTGTCAAACAGGTATCCGGAATCCTGTGGCCCAGGGCATGCTTCCGGATGGAACTGTACAGTAAAGATATTCTTTCCTGTATACTTGAGTCCTTCGTTGGTTCCGTCATTTACATTTGTAAACGCAGGAACTGCTACTGTTTGATCCAGACTGTCTGCATCCACCGCGTATCCATGGTTCTGGGATGAAATGTATACACGACCTGTCTCCAGATCTTTTACCGGATGATTGCCACCTCTATGGCCATATTTGAGTTTATAAGTATCTGCGCCGGTAGCTAATGCCATCAGCTGGTGTCCTAAGCAGATAGCAAAAATCGGTACTTCTGAATCATAAAGTTTTTTCACTTCTTTGATAATATCTGTGCAGGCTTTTGGATCTCCAGGGCCGTTAGAAAGCATAATTCCGTCCGGATCAGAAGAAAGAATCTCCTCAGCCGTTGTGTGTGCCGGATAAATCGTAACTTCACAGCCACGTTTGTGCAGGGACTGTGCAATATTGTTCTTTGCGCCAAAGTCCAGCAGTGCTACTTTATAGCCATCTGCTTTCAGCACTTTTTTCTCGCTACAAGTCACCTTATCCACTACATTTCCTGTATTGTATACATGAAGCTGAGGCAAAATTTCATCCAGTTTGTAATTTTCATCTGTGGTGATCATACCATTCATAGTTCCTTTTTCACGCAGAATTTTTGTCAACGCTCTTGTATCAATTCCTGCGATTCCCGGAATATCATGTTCTTTCAAAAAATCCTGAATGGTTCCCTGGCAACGGAAGTTACTTGGAATTCTGGATAACTCTCTTACGATATATCCGTCCGGCCATGGCTGTGCAGACTCCATATCCGGTGTAACTCCATAATTTCCAATCAGCGGATACGTCATTACAACTGCCTGTCCCGCATAGGATGGGTCTGTCAAAACCTCCAGATAACCAGTCATGGAAGTATTGAAGACGATCTCGCTGATCACGCTCTTTGTCGAACCAATGCTTGTTCCGGTAAATACTGTACCGTCTTCCAGAATCAGAAATGCTTTCATTTATTCGCCCGTCCTTTCTCTTTTCTACAATATACACTTTGCATCCAAAAATGTTCTCACATTTTTGCTGCGAGATGCACGTCATGCAGCGCATGATAAATATCTCTGTCCATCTCTGTAATCTTACTACATTTTAACATGTATTTGCTGGCTTGTTGCAAAAAAAAAGAGGGAATTTTCTCTTTTTCTGTATATTTATACATTATTCATGCATAATATTCATTTTTCTGCCATATATACAAATTGTAGGTATTTTATCATAGTTTTTTCCTTTTTTCAACACTTACTTTCATGATTTCTCACTTAAGCAACAGCGGCAAGGCCCGACGTCATCGCCAGACCTTGCCGCTTCTTAATTACTCAATTTTTGTTTTTCCACCCATATATGGCTGTAATGCTTTCGGAATATTAACAGTTCCATCCGCATTTAAGTTATTCTCCAGAAATGCGATCAACATTCTTGGCGGAGCAACTACGGTATTATTCAATGTATGTGCCAGATATTTCTTACCATCAGCACCTTTTACACGGATTTTCAGTCGTCTTGCCTGAGCATCACCAAGATTTGAACAGCTTCCTACTTCGAAATATTTCTTCTGACGCGGAGACCATGCCTCAACATCAACAGATTTGACCTTCAGGTCAGCAAGGTCACCGGAACAGCACTCTAACGTACGAACCGGAATATCAAGACTGCGGAACAGATCTACCGTATTCTGCCATAATTTTTCATACCACATCATAGAATCTTCTGGTTTACATACAACGATCATTTCCTGTTTTTCAAACTGATGGATACGGTACACACCTCTCTCCTCGATACCATGAGCTCCTTTTTCTTTACGGAAACATGGAGAATAGCTGGTCAGAGTCTTTGGCAACTGCTCCTCATCGATCATCGTATCAATAAAGCTTCCGATCATGGAATGCTCGGAAGTACCGATCAGATACAGATCCTCGCCTTCAATCTTGTACATCATAGCATCCATCTCATCAAAACTCATAACACCGGTAACAACATTACTTCTGATCATATATGGCGGAATACAGTATGTGAATCCACGGTCAATCATAAAGTCACGGGCATAAGCCAGAACAGCTGAGTGCAAACGGGCAATATCCCCTTTCAGATAATAGAAACCGTTTCCGGCTACTTTTCTTGCACTGTCAAGATCAATACCATCAAATTTCTCCATGATTTCTGTGTGATACGGAATCTCGAAATCCGGAACAACCGGCTCACCGAAACGCTCAACTTCTACGTTCTCACTGTCATCTTTTCCAATCGGAACAGACGGATCAATGATATTTGGGATGGTCATCATGATTTTTTTGATTTTCTCCTGAAGCTCGCCTTCCTGTGCCTCAAGTTCTGTCAGACGCTCTGCATCTTTGGCAACCTGCTCTTTTAATGCCATAGCCTCTTCTTTTTTTCCCTGTCCCATCAGAGCACCAATCTGTTTGGAGATACGGTTTCTGTTGGCACGCAGATCATCCGCTTCCTGCTGAACTGTTCGGGATGATGCATCTAACTCGATTACTTCATCCACCAGACCAAGTTTGTGATCCTGAAATTTATTTTTGATATTCTGTTTTACAATATCCGGGTTTTCTCTTAAAAACTTAATGTCAATCATAGCTTCCTCCTGAGGAAATTTTATTCTTTCAAAAGTATACACTGATTCACAGCAATATTCAAGCCTTGTTCCTTGTGTTCTGGATAAATTTTGTATCGGTAAACCTTTTAATCACACAAGCAAGATCTATTCTCGGCGTAACGCATCAATTGGTTTCAGATTTGCTGCTTTATAAGATGGCAGTAATCCGAAAATAATTCCAATTCCCATAGAAAATCCAACTGCAATGATTGCCGCCGGGATACTGATAACCACAGGCATCTCACTAACTTTAGAAATCACCTCCGCGAGCACGATTCCTGCAATTACACCGATGATACCACCTAGGCTAGTCAATACGGCTGCCTCTGTCAGAAACTGACCGAGAATATGGCTCTTCTTTGCTCCGATCGCTTTTTTCAGACCAATTTCCTGTGTGCGTTCTGTCACAGATACTAACATGATATTCATAACACCGATACCGCCGACCAGAAGCGAAATACCTGCGATCCAGATCAGCATGCGGTTTGTGGACTGGCTCAGTTCCTGAATATCCTGTGCCTGTTTTAACAAATCCTGGCCTTTATATTGGATTGTACTATCTGAAACATTAAGATTTGCGTTCAGGATATCTGCCACTGCCTGACCTGCAGATGCCATGGAATCTGTATCTGTTGCTTTTAAAACCACACTCTGTGGTTCATCATACTGAAATACAATCGGCCATGTGGCAGATGGAATAAACACTCTGCCACTGCTATCCTGCATGTAAGTATAATAGTCATCCATAGAATTGATCACTGGTTCAAAACCATCTTTTTTATCTGCAATTCCAACTACAATATACGGTTCTCCCTGAATCTCGATGGTCTTTCCTATCGCATCGGCTCCCTGAAATAACGAAGATGCACTATCCCGATCTAAAATTGCCACTTTTCTGTATTTCGCATAATCATTACTGTCAAACCCACGGCCCTCCTTAATGGTATAACTGCAGGTATCCAGATAATTTGCATCAACCCCCATGACATAACCACCGGAAAGAGATGTATTGCCATAACATACCGTATCATAACCCTGACGGCTGGTATAGCGGGATGCTTCCTCCACACCATCCACTGCCAGAATCTGCTGCATAGTATCATCGCTGATCACCGGAACACCATCCGGAATTCCGTTATAATCCATCTCGTAAGTCCATTCATCCTGATAAAGTTGAACTGTCACTGCATTATTTCCGGCACCTACCAGATTCTGTTTGATCTGCTCATTTGTTCCCTGAATTGTGGAAACAATTGCAATAATTGCACCAATACCGATAATGATGCCAAGCATCGTCAGAAAGGAACGCATTTTATGAGACCAGATGCCCTGAAAGGACAGTCTAATATTTTCTAACATTTCACGCACCTCCCCTTAATAATATGAGCCATCGGAATCCACCGCACGGACACCCTCTTTTGCCGTTTTTCCATATGGAAAAGCAATGCGGTCATCTTCACTCAATCCGGCTTTAATTTCAATTGTATCTCCGTAAATGATTCTTCCTGTTTTCACATACTGTTTCACCAGACGATCATTTTCATCTGCTTTCAGTACATAAGACTTTCCATTTTCTGTACGGACATATCCTTTAAAAACATAAAGAGAACTTCCTGTTTCATCACCGGAAACTGTCATGGTCAGATCCACATATTCGCCATTTCGAAATCCTGACGTATCTTCAATATAAGCGACAAATGGGTAGTAAGACACATTATTATTGCCTTCTCCATAAGAAGAAACATCCGTGGAAGGATAGTTTTTAATCTCGGTAATCTCTGCCTCGCAGCTTGATCCGCTTTCCCACGAAGACACACTGACCATCTGCCCCGGTTTTACCTTATCCAGAAGTAATTCGCTGATTCCTCCTGTCACATATAGACCTTCCGAACCTGTCACCTCCATAAATGGCGTACCGTCATTTGGCAGATTGTCTTTATCCTGCAAATTTTTTACTATACCGGTAACCGTAGCATATATCATTCCATCGGAACTCTGCGCTTTCAGTTTTTCTACTTCCAGTTCCGCTTTTCGCTTATTCAGGTCCAGCTCCTTGATTTTTTTCTCCTGCTCTGCGATCATGTCATTTAATTCCGCCTGGGTGTAACCGCCTGCATCTGATATTCCGTCATTGACAACACTCGTATCATCCTCTGTCTCTGATGCATCATTTGAAATCTGGCTGTGATCATATACAGACCATTTTGTATTTCCATCAGGCACAACGATCTGTGCACCGTCCACTTCCCATGCGGTCACAAGTTCTCCGGAAACTTCATTATTTTCCCGAATCTCGAATACAGCATATGTTTTTTCTTCTGCCAGCTGGCTTAAAAAGTCTCCCGTCACATAAGCTGATTCTGTACACAGGTAACGATAAGGATTCTCTTCGCTGCCATCTGCGCTGTTCTGATTATATGGAACGGCAGTCCAGGAAATATAGTTGTATGCATTTCCTGCCATCTCCTGCACATGTGGTATATCAGGTTCTGGCGTCACCGGATTGGCCGGCTCCACATATGGTTTCGTATTTTTTAATTTTTTTAAATCATTCTGAGCAATCGTAATCTGATTATTCAGATTTTCTACTTCCAGCTGTTTTCCCTGTAAATTCAGGGAAGCTACTGTCGTATCAAGTGCCAGCAGTTTATCACCTTTCTGCACCTGCTGTCCTTCCTTTACATACACCTCTTTGATTTCATCCGTATTCGTAATTTCCACAGACTGAGAATAATCATTCGTAATCATTCCAGAGCTATTAACATCGTCTCCCCAATATCCACTATTTAAATCTGCCACAGACATCACTTCCGCTGTCATTTTGGCGCGCTGTACATAGACACCGGTTCCGATGCCGCCTCCTGCAATAGCTGCAACAATGGCGATCACAAGAACACGTTTCATGACTTTCCTATTTTTCATTCTGCCGCCTCCTCTATCTCACCATCAATGATGTGGATCACACGTTTTGCATAAGACGCAATCTTTGCATCATGCGTGATCATGACAATGGTCACACCTTCCTCATTCAGACGGTCAAAAAGCTCCATGATCTGTCTGCCGGACTTGGAATCCAATGCTCCCGTAGGCTCATCAGCCAATAAAATCTTCGGATTGTTCACCATAGCACGGGCAATGGCTACACGCTGTTTCTGACCGCCGGACAGCTGCGTTGGTTTGAACTCCACACGATCTGCCAGCCCCACACGATCCAGCGCAGCAGCCGCACGTTTTTCCCGATCCGGCTTCTTTACTCCCGCATAAATCAGAGGCAATGCTACATTTTCCAGTGCGCTCTCTCTGGGCAGCAGATGAAAACTCTGAAACACAAACCCGATACTGTTCAGTCTGACATCTGCAAGTTCCCGGTCTTTGCATTGTAAAACATCCTGCCCCGCCAGTTCATAGCTGCCACTGGTAGGCAGATCCAGGCATCCGATGATATTCATTAATGTCGTTTTTCCGGAACCGGAAGGTCCCATGATTGCCACATATTCTCCCTCTTCCACCGAAAGACTCACATCTTTTAATACAGGAACTACCAGTTTTTCCTGCTGATAATCCTTATAAATATGACTAAGATTTAAAAGCATATGCCCCTCCTATTCTGCCGCCGGAGTGTCTGCACTTCCTGTGTCAGCACCTGAATCTCCATCTACGACCGGCTGCATATCACTTTCATCTACCATACCGGCATCAGCATCCTCGTCCATACTATGAGCATCTGTTTCGCCATCAGAAGAAAGATCTTCCCGGAATCCTTCCTCCATCATGCCTTCATCCATATCTTCGTAAAGCATATCATCATCCGGATATTCTTCCACCATGCCTTCATCTGCATTTGTAGTTGTCTTTAAACCTATACGGAATCCAGATACCGGCCATGCGATAGAATCGGTCAGCTCCAGACCAGATGTAATCTCATACAGATCCATGCCTTCGTCATATTCCCCAAGTTCAACTGTACGCTTCTCCAGTTTACCTTTTCCGTTATCTGCCCATACATATGGTGTATCCTCGTCTTGCACAATATATCCACTGTAAAGCCAGATTCCTTCTTTCTCATCCATCTGTCCTTCATCCAGCTCCACATACAGATGCTGTCCAAGCATCAGGCCATCTGCGGAATCAAGTTTTACATAAAATGGATATTTGCTGGACTGATTGTCAGAATTGGAACCATCATAAAGCATGTTGTTATTATTCGCCTGCTTATTTTCTGTATCAATTTTCTCAATTGTTCCTGTCCATGTCTTTGTCTCGTCTACTCTGGAACGTAAAATCACACTCTGCCCCTCGGAAAGACTGTATACATTTGTCTCATTAACAGTCCCTTTCACACGGTAATCGCCAACAGTCAGAATTGACATAAATGGCTGTTGGTTACCATGCTCATCTGTACTTTCGTTTTCATTAATGGATTTTACAATACCGTTGATTTTGCTGCTCACGGTTGACTGAGACATCGTATCTTCCATCTTCTGAATCTCTAATTTCTTACTCTGCTGTTCAAATTCAGACTGCTTGATGGAAGTTTGCAGACTCTGGATCTGCACCGTATAATTAAACTGCTCATCCTTGGATGCTGTATTTTTTTCTGCTGTCAATGTTTTGATCTGATTGTTGTAGTCTGTGATCTGATTTGCAATGGTTTCCAACTCCAGCTTTGCCTGCGCGATCTGCAGACTCAGATCATCTGTCTTGTACTCGAATAATGGAGTTCCCTCCTGCACTTCGTCACCTACGGATACAAAAATTTCTTTCACCGTCTGGTCTGATGTCAGATTCACGTCCCAGGTATCCTGAGATTCCACAACACCCATATAACGGTTCTGCCCGCCTCCATTGCTACCGTTTACCAAAGACTGCACGGATTCCACATAGGCTGCATCTCCACCGCCACTGCTTTTCCCAAATTTACCTTTCAGGAAAAAACCAACCGATACCGCAGCAATTGCAACGATGATCACAACTGCTAAAATGATTTTTTTCTTCTTGCTCATATCGCACTCCTCCTATAATTAGGAAATCAACCCACCATTACAATCTGTTCTGCGTAAATTCAAGTCGAACGCATGTGAGACTAGGTGCGTGTTTTTAGTTAGTAAAAACTAACATATTCATCTCAGAATCACTGCACATCTACACTTCGTTTCGGTCATGACAAACAAAAATGGCTACAGATTTCCTTTCTGTAACCATTTTAACATGACGTAATTTTTAATACTATTAAGATACCCTTAATTTTTATTCTTTTGCAAACCCAGTAATTACGCCGTTTCTGTAAAAAGTTTGTTACTAACTTGTTACTAACCGTTTATGTTTATTCTTTATTATATGTGGCTATATTATATCGCATATGTGGCTATATTATACCGCGACCTGTCCTTTTACAATCTTACAGGTCACTTCTCCGGAATAATCAAAGTCGACTTTTCCATCGCGTACGAACCACACGCCCTGATCATTTTTTGCCAGTCCGGTATAATTGAAGTCTACTGCGCCTTCCCGCAGATAGAACCATCCATTTTCATTTTTTGCCAAACCAGTATAATCAAAGTTTACTTTTCCATTTTCAATTCTCCACCAGCCATTTTCATTCTGGGCGATTCCTGTGTAGTTAAAATCAACAGCTCCGTTGGTTATCTTCCACCAGCCATACTCATTCTGAGCTACGGTATTTGCCCCGAAATCAACCGCACCGTTCCGGACATACCACCAACCGTTCACATTTTGTGCAAGCCCGGTGTAATCTGCCGCCACCAGATTGTTTCTGTAATAGTACCAGTTTCCGTCAGCTGCCGCCTGATCAGCAAGTCCGTCCGGAATACTTGGTTGCGTCAGTCTTCCGTGGAACTCCTGCTCCCACAGTGTTTCATCCACCCAGTAGGCCGGGCATGGCTTTCCGTTGACGTCGTAGTGTCGGATTACACGATCAACCGGGACGTTGTATTTGCTCATCAGCCCTTTTATAAGATCCAGCGCGTTATTGATCGTCGCTTCTGTTGCTTTTACGGTTCCATTTTTTATCGTGTCGCACAGCTCCACGTTCAGCGTGTTTGCATTTTTGGCAATTCCATATAGCCGGCCGCCACCGTTGTTGTACTTGCTTCCACCAACAGCCCATGCCACACGATCATCGGGAACCGAATGCACCACAGTCGTATCATCCACGAAGTAGTGCGCTGATGCCTTCCTGTTTTCACCTCGAAAATATTTACCGTTATTTTCTGCTGTGTCTCCATCATTACTGGTAAAATGCACTGCGATATATCTGATACTGTGCAATGCTCTATGCGCTCCATAGTTGGTTGCAGAAGCCCATATTTCCTTCGTGTTGTATGCCATTACTCATTACCTTCTTTCTTTTCGATATACTGTTTGAACAGCTGATGCAGTCCTGTGGATGCCAGACCGCTGAATAATCCGCTCAAGATCACAGCAGGGGAAACATTCCATCCGCTGATCCAGATAGAAAGGATCACTCCCAGCAGTGCACAGACTGTCGGAATGTATTTGTTATCCACGTCTTTTACCCATTTTTTGATCACATAGCCAACACACAGGCAAATCCCTACGATTACCGGAATCATAAAATCCGCTAAAAATCCTAAATCTGTCATTTTACTGTCCTTTCTTTTTTAAATGCAATTCTTCAATTTCCTGTTTCATTTTTGTCACCATTCCATTCCCACCTAATTTATGATACGCATCATACATCTCATTGAAATTTTCGTAAGCGTAAGATGGAATTTCTCCAAGCCGCATATATTTATCATGATATTCAATCAGCTGTACACGCAGAAGCAGCATGGTTCCCTTGCTGTTTGCATCCCTGTCCCTTTTCTGTTTTTTCAGCAACCATACTATGTAACCCATCAATGCCGTTAGTATGATTGGGAGGGCTACAAGGTATGTCTGCAGTAGTAAATCATTCACTTTTTTTCATCACTCCCCTCAACCTACGCTATCGGCTCATCAATCGCAATCATCGGATCAGCACCTTTATTCTCATGCCACTACACTCCCCGCTACGGCATAGGCCATGTTGATCACCAGCATGGTTGCTGCTGAATTCTGCCCATACAAATACAGCAGTCCGTTAGAGATCATGAAAGCTGTAGGTACCGCATTCAGCCAGCCATCTCCGCATACCATGCCTGTCCCATATACAGTGCTGTTCGGTCTGTATCCTTCCGGAATCGTGCCGGCAGTCCACCACGTTCCTGCATTGGCTCCGATAGCACCCGTGTGCATATACACAGACAGCGAAACCATCCCATCCGCCGTTTTAGTGATCATGTTGGTTTCACATTGAAATTCTGTTAATAACTTTGCCGTACTGACCTTTCCGATATCGTCTATCCGTTTCGACAACATCTCGATTGTCGGCGACACAGAAAACAGCTTCGTCACGCTTGTAATCGTCAGACCGCTCAGTGATACCCGGTACAACGGGAAATCATCCTGCGTTGCTCCGGACAGAATGTTTCCGTTGACATAACTCGGAACACTCGTCTGAATGGATGAACTGGCTTTCCCTTTGATCACCACAAGTTCCGCCGATTCTACCTGTAAACTGGTATTTTTTTTATAACGCATCACTATTAAATCACTCCGGTACATCTTCTGCGTACCATTCTGAATGGTCACTTCCTCATAACTGTTCACCGGGATACGCATGTGCCGTCCCTGGTTGACCAGCTCACCGGATTTAATCTTGATCAGGTTATTTGATACAATCTCCGCTGCGAACTGATTGCCGCCGGCCAGGACGTATTTCCCTGTTCCAATCACTCCGGCATGTAATGCTCCGGCTGCTTCCGCTGTCACATGTTCTTTTCCGGTGTGCCCTGTAATAATTTCCACTGCCATTTCATCACGCTCCTATTCTCCAATTTGGCATTCTACACTGATGCCACTGCTGTTGACTTTCAGTATCTTTTTCACGATGTCTCGTTTTATCGTAACTCCGGTAATTGTCTCCCGTGCTCCCACGATATCACCGACATCATACTCTGTATTATTTTCAAAATCTGTTTCCAACGTATTTGCTGCCGCCCAAGTTTCCTGCAGTCGCTGTGTACCGCCGGTAATCAACTCTTCCTCTGATTCCACGTTGGAATAGTCGTAAGTCTCTGTCACTTCATCCACGCCGAAAAACGTCTGTGTTTCTGATATATTTCCCCGCGCATCCATGTACAGATGCCGGACCATCCGCTCACTGAGGTCTCCTTTTCCCAGGCAGATCAGATGATTTACCGGCCGTTCATTGCTGCCGATTTGAAAATTCATCTGGTCAGAATCCCACTCTTCATCCTGGCTATAATCCACCAAAGCTACCGCAGACAAATGCACCTTTCCTTCACGATAATACATGACCAGTTTTGCGCCGGCGCATTTTAACATTTTCCGCATGCCTGTGTATGCATCAATATAACGATCCATCTGATATGAAGTGATTGTAATGCCTGCTTTCTCGCTGGGTGTCTCAAACAGATCTCCAGCTCCAATGCGCTGTATCAGAAATCCCAACACCTCATTGGCGTCTCCGGATAACACCAGATAATCCTGCCCGTCATCCGGACACACTATCTTCTTGGACAGTATCCCCTGCCAGGTCCTTCCGGAATAGGTAACCGTCTCTTTTCCAGTATCCACGCAAACACCATCGATCCGACCACCGTACTCCGTATATTTCACATGCCCGGCCACCACATCCTGCATTGCCAGGTACTCGCCGGTTCTGCAACAATAATCTGAAATTACCATAACGCACTCAAAATCGTTTTCATCTGATCCGAATGCCAGATCCAATTCGTATCGATCAATCGCCCCAAGCATTACGTGATTGGAATCTTCGTGAATCAAGTCCATTTTGGCTCAGACCTCCTCTCATACATGGTGATGTCAAACCCAAACAGCCCGCTCCAGGACACGGAATGACTTCCGGAAGCAACCTTCTGAAACACATACCAGTCTCTGTCCTGCAGGTTGTACTGATTGACCTGCTCACCGTCGTTTTTGACTTTATAAATCTTCTTTGTCAGCGAATTAATGACGAGATATTCCCCGGGCTCCAGCTGGCAGTTCACATGGTACTTGTGGCTGCCGATCAGAATCTCCGGATTTTCGCAGGGGCCATAGACTACCATTTCAAAATCTGCATCCGAGATGGCTTCATTCAACAGAATCCGGCTCGACATCCCATTGTAATATTCAAACGGATAATCGTGTGGATAGTCCATGTTATTTCCACTGTCAGATGTTTCCTGTGGCTGGAAAGTGTACTTTGATTCGTAGATCCAGTCTTCACCATCCGGTAGAATTTCAACTTCCACCAGTATCTTTCTTGTTTTCAGATATTTATCTGATGTATTGTTTTTTGCAATAAAACATCGCAAATATCCCGAACCAACATAGAGTCTTCCCGACATTCCAGCAAGAACATCTGCATCAAAAAAATCTGATAAGGTGCTGACCTGATGTAAGCAATCCATTTCAGATTTTGCAGATACTATGATATCGGCATTACGCTTTGCCGATTTTCTTTTTCCTGTCATCCTCGGGCGCCCGTCATAACTGTCCATAGAATAGTCCCATTCATAATTCAGCAATGAATATTTTTTGGCCATTTTATATGGTTCACGATCCAAATAAATCCTGCTGCCATTCCTGTTCTGATAAAAGATGTCCATTATGCCATGTTCACCCCTCTCACAAATCTTCCAAGTTCCCGATTATTGGCTCTGAAAGTAAATCCAGCACGCTCGAATGCATCTACTGTGGCATCTGCCAGACGCTCATAGTTAAATATTACACTTCTGTTTTGATCAACCAGTTCCATACTCTGATTCTGATAGAAAGTACTTTCTCCAGCAAACATGGTATTAATATCCATACTTCCAACGGTCTCCATACTCAACACTTTCATTGACGTCTGCACCGGTTTCAGGTTTCTTTCGATACCTGCTGCAAGACCAAGATCGATCATTTTTCCGACTTCCAGTTCAAAAACTCGTGATGGCGAATGAATACCAAGTGCCTCTTTTGCCGCATCCAAAGCATTTTTAGCAACATTCTTTGCAGCTGTTACCAACTTTCCAATTCCACCTGTGATACCATTTACTATACCTTTAATAATATTGGTTCCAAGTTCTCCCCAATCGACATTTCTGAAATTACTTTTGAACGAATCCACCGCCTTCTTGACTGCTGACGGAATATTTGTAATCCCATTTATAAATCCAGCTATGATTTTTAACAGCATAGCTCCACCCGATGACACAAGCTTTGGGAAATTTGAAGCAATTGTGCTTATCATCTGTCCCAACAATGTGCCGATCTGAGTTAAGAAATAGGGAATATTCTGTATAAAACCAACTGCAAGTTTTCCGACTATCAAAACACCAGCCGCAAGAATTTGAGGAACCGCTTTTATAATCACCGTCAGAATCTTTCCAATCAATTCGCCGACCGTTGCCATCATATGACCGTCTCCCTGCCCCCAGCCAGCTATAAATTCTTCCACAGAAGCTATACCTTCCGCTAAAATTTGCGGTAGAGAAGTTTCAATCCATTCAATTGCATTATCGAGGAAATTATTGACCGTATCTTTCCATCGACCTTTATTTTCCTGCCAGCCTTGTATAATGTTACTGATAATCTGTTTCCCGTTTTCGATCAATAATGGAATTGCAGTTGTGATAAATGTTCCGATTGCACTAGGAAGCTGTGTGATAATTCTTCCAATCGCCGGAATAAGATTCTGAAACAAAAATGTAGATGCGCTTGATGCCAGATCCATCATAGCCTGATTTACCTGATCCCGATTTCCAACCGACAGCTTTGCAATAAAATTTGTCCATGCTGCCTGCATCGTCCCAAATGATCCAGACAGAGTGCTTGCAGCTTCCAATGCCGTTGTTCCGGTAATCCCTAGGTTATCCTGTACAACCTGAATTGCTTCCGTAATATCTGCAAAACTATCAATAGAATAATCCGTGATAATGCCCTGCTGTTTATTCAATTTATTTGCATCCGAAAGCAAACGCTGCATCTCTTCTTTTGTACCACCATAGCCAAGCTTCAAGTTATCCAGCATCGTGTAATTCTGCTTGGCAAAGCCCTGGTATGCATTCTGAATATCCTGCATATTAGTACCCATCTTATTCGCATTATCTGACATCGCTATCAAAGCATTATTGGACAGTTCTGCAGCTTTCGCTGTATCACCACCTACACTGGAAAGCATCGATGCTGCAAAGCTGGTGGTTGTCTCCATATAATCATTTGCAGACAAGCCACAGGTTCTAAATGCATTATTTGCATACTGGATCATCGTATCAGAAGATTCCTTAAATAAAGTTTCAATACCACCAATGCTCTGTTCTAATGCAGCTCCGGCTTCCACAGATGCTTTGATTCCTTCAACAACTTTTTTACCGATTTCAGCTGCCGCGATTATTTTCAGCATCTTCTTGGCAAATGATACACCGGCATTTTCTCCGCCTTTTTTCCCGGCCTCATCCCCTGCATTTTCAACTTCTTCGCCCAGTTCTTTCCCGATTTCACTTTTTATTCCTTTTGTGGTCGGAATAATCTGCACATAAGCCTTTGCCAGTTCAGTTCCCGCCAACTCTCTCACCTCCTGCCAGCTGTTCCCACATATCCTCGAATAGTTCCGGTGTTGAAAATGTAGCAATGTCCTGCGCCGGATCCGCTTGTAGCATTTCAAGGATCATTTTTGGACGGTTTCTGTTCTTTGCCCCATCTTTTGTTTTCGCCCATAAAAGCAAAGAAAGCTTATCCACTGCTGATGCAAGTAACATCGTTTCAAGCGGATAAGCCATTTTATTCATCTTTAACCATATCCTCGCATTTTCTCTCAGCCCAACTGCAAATGTCGCGATCACGGTAGCCGGATATGACCGATAATCATATATTCCGTAAGTTTCTGCCAGGTCACAGACTAATGCCGTCTCATCTGTTGCCAGCATATCTGCGAGGATAATCAGTTTTTTGATTTATTTTTTGATTCAAAAATCTCCATTACTTCTGCGAGCATCTTCTGGGCTGATACCCGCCCATTTTCACTGCGTACATGGTCCTTTAATGCATCTCTCTGTGCTGGTCCCAGGAGCATCGTTACCATCTTTGTAGTCTTTCCATAATCACCATCATCAATATCCTGAAGTGTTTCCAGAAGTTCATAATCATCCAGCACCTCATCCTGTAATGAAAATTCAAAACCAGAGCTTGTCTTTCCTGTAAACATATGCTACTCTCCCTTTTTCAAAATATACTCATAATGCGTATTTCCGGAAGCATCCGGGACAGCAGTAACCGTGGTTGTATATCCAATGGCTTCATCTGCTTTATAAGTGATCTCGCCAACTTCCGTAATTGTTCCGTTCGGAATAACGATACGTTTCAATGCATTGTCTTTTAAAACCATGTCAATGACCCATGCACCAGCCTCCGCTTCACTTCCATTTGCCTTGATGGTGATACCGGTTTCCAGGTCCCCCGTTACGTTGCTGTCTCCGTACACTGTTTTAAGTACATCAATATTTAATCCCTCAATCAATGTAAAACCAAATGTATCCGGTTTATCTGACTGATAGGTAATTACAGTATCACCACCCCAGGCTTTGATCACATCTGTTTTCGGTGAATTACTGTTTGATACACCATCTTCACTGATGTAGCCAAGAGAATGGAACGCTGCATTCAGGGCCGTGCTGGCATCTGTTGGCAACGCAGTTCCTACGGGTGCCCTCGCAATCGCTCCGCCTACTTTTGGTTTACTGGTTGATACTTTTGTTGTGTCTGACATGTCTGTCCTCCTTAAAAATGTACCAGGTCAAAAACTGCCTGATACCGATATTTTTTTGTTGCTGTATCTGTAAAATTGTAATCTGAATTCGAACTGCATTTGCAGACTTCCGTTTCATCCGCAATATCGTACATTGCTTGTTTCACAGCCTCATTTAATACAGCCGCCTGGTACAGGCTTTCTGCTGCCGACTGAATTGCCAAGGTCGAATAGCAGATATGATTTTCTTTCGAGCCACCAGTTTTTTCAATGATCACATAGCGCTCCGGCGGTTTTTCCGGAACTTCCATATATACCTTCTCTTTTACCCGCTGCTGCAGGTATTCCGAAACAATCGTTTCAATCATTTTCGCACCGCCTTCAAAAGCGTATTATTTTTCATATTATCCACACGGGCCGGAAAGCTGTCCGCATACACTTTCGCGACAATTCGTGTTGACTGTGTATAAGCGGCTGTCTCATATCCATCCCCGCACCGCTCTGCAATCTCCTCTGCATGGTTTCTGCAGATTTCGAGGATTTCCGGTGATTTTAGCAGCTGCTGACGGATAGCTGCCTGGTTCAATTCAATCATCACTTTCTGTGCCATAACATTCCACTCTCACTTTCTTGTTCCACCGAAGCGGGATCAGATGATCGAGCCCCTGAATCGGCATTCCGATTGTTTTCCATCGTCTTCCAAAGAACTCCACTTCACTGTTTTCCCACTCGTGGGTATCGCCTTTTGGAATTGCAAGCGTATATACTGCTTTTCGTCCGGTCAGATTCAATGTGTCCAGAATCTCCTGTTCTTGTGCCGGCGCAATCAGCACATCTGCGATTTCTTCTCTCTTTTTCTCATAGATTGGACGATTAAACGCATCCACACCAATCTGTTCTTTTTTGTACAGAACAATCGTTATTCCTCTCATGCCTCACTCTCCTCCTAATCTTCTACAAAAGGACCAGAAAAAGCAATCCTGCTGCCACATCCCAGAATCTTTTTATCCAATTTTGTCAGATAAAGTTCTCCTGCAGATCCACTTCCAAGGCTCCATGTCTGAGAATATCCAAATCCTGATACGGTTCCCTGGGACGCTCCAATTGGTATGTCTTCATCATTTCCACTGCATATTGTACGCACCACCATATTGCAAGATACGAGCTGTTTTGCCTCTTTTGATGCATTTTTCCCATATGTATCTACAATAATTGCTGCATCCTGTAATAAGGATTCGCACCATTCAATCTCATCAATAGATAATTTTCGTTTGCATCTTTTTTCGACATCATATACTGTCGCATACATAGACCTCACCTCATTTTTTCGCAGTTCCTGTGGTCGTTTTTCTGGTTGTTTTTTTTGGTGCAGTTTCCTCTTTATCCTGCTGTGCAAGTTCTTTTACAGGTTGAAAAAACATAGAGTCCAGCTCTTCACTGGACTCCACGATCATACCTGTCTGCTTATACAGATATTTCATCCTTTACTCTCCTGCTTTATCGATCTTGACAAATGCGTTCTGATCCATGATTCCGATTCCGTATACAATCTCTGCACGGATTGCAATCTGGTTGTTTCTCTGCAGATCTCCAAGTCCATCCGGATCTCCATACTCGATCAGATGTGCGCCGATTGATCTCTGAACTCCCCAACGGAATGCATCGAACTGGCCAACAATGCCAAGCAGATTGGTTGCTTTGCTAATCTCATTTTTTGCAGATACGGTGTCGGAAATTGCCGCGTTCATACCAAGGAAATTTGTCACATTCTGACCAAATCCGATTTCCGGATAGATTTTTCTTCCGGTTGTATCACGCATGGTAGACAGTCCAAAAGATAATGTCGGATCCATGGCAATGCCAGACGGAGTATATCCTGCGGAAATTACCATTCCTGCAGCCGCCTCAATTGCTTCATCATACTTACTTCCAGATAATGTTACCAGCTGAGTAGTATCGATCAGTCCCTCTTTTACAAGAGATGAAACTGTTCCTGTCAACGGATTGATCTTATGGATTCCAACCAGATCCAGCGCTCGTCCAAGTGCAATGCCTGCATTTGCTGCCAAATCCTGAAGAACGCCGATCTGAACATCCTCATCCGCCCACTGCACCTCCTGCGAGCATCTCATGGTTACCTGCAGCTTAAACGGATTGATTGTTTTTGTGCCATAAGTCGTCGGTGTCGGAGATTTCTGCGCTCCTTCTCCTACCAGTTCAGCTTTTGGTGGGGCGGTTAAAGTCCACACCTGCTGTTTTCCAAATTTCTGCGGTCTTGCCCCAGACAACTGCGCCAGAGTAGAACCTTTCTGTGCTTTTTCAAAAATCCCAGTAGAAACCTCCGCCGGAATTTCAAAATCTGATGTAATTAATGCTGCCATTATTATTTACCTCCAAATAATTGCTGTGCAAACGCTCTCATGCCATCATCCGCATGAGATTCGTTTGTATGTGGTTTGTTGTTGCTTCTGGTTCCCGGGTAATTGGTCGGTTTTGCAAAATTCAGGATGGCCTTTGCCTGCTTTTTGCATGTTTCTTCATCTTCACCCGTTAATAATTCCACCGGAACTTTCATTTCGGCTGCCACTTTACTTCTTGCCTGACTTACAGTTTTTTCTTTGGCAAGTCCTTCTAACTGTTTCTGAAGATCTGCAATCTGCTCTGCAGTCTTTTCAGCTTCCGTTTTTGAGCTATTCTTCAATACCTCGTACTTACCTGCTTTTTCCTTCAGGTCTTCATAATCTGCATATTTCTGTTTTTCTCTTGCGAGACGTCCCTCGATAATTGCATCCACGTCAGCCTGAGTAAATTTCTTTTCTTCTGTTCCTGCTCCTGCAGTGCCATTTTCATTAATATCTGCCATTTCTCTGTTTCCCTTCTGTTAAGTATTTTTCCATGTTTCAGGCACATGTTGCCATTAAAAAAGCAGCTTCACTGAAGCCACTTGAATAATCACCATATTCATTTTTTACAATCAACCGCATCGCCTCCTAACGCTCCGGGCGTTCCCTGCCGGTGGAAGATATTGGATCACCGCCTTTCTACCCTGCTCTTTTTCCCTGCTTCTTCATAGTCAACACCTTCTTTCTGAATTATAAAAGAGAGCCTGTTCCCAAGCTCTCTCCATCTCAATTATTTAATTTCCTGTACTGCCCCATAAACCTAACTGGCCATTTTGAAGCTGTACCTGTTCCACCAGTACATAAGGAAGCTGATATTCGGTAATTATTCCAACTGCCGTATCGCACTGGCTACGTTTGATTGCTTTATATGTACTAACACCAAACTGACGCTTCAGTTCCCGGTAAATATCATTGTATACCTTTCCCCGGAGTGATTTATCCTGATAGGCATTACTGTTCTTTCCTCCAAGGCACTGTACACCTTTCTTTTTCACCGCTGTTGTGATTTTATCAATTTCAATGCCAAGGATCGGCAAATCGTATTCCAACTGCTCAATCTTTTTGTCGAGATTGTCAACCTTCTGATTAAGCTCCACATTTCCCATTGCAAGAAGCTGGATCTGTTCCGGAACTGTCATCGGAGCCCGACGGGCGGTTTCTTTTAACTTTTCTTCTACTTTGAGGAAATACTGACGAGCAATCTTTCCTTTTACCGAATGGCTTTCCATAGAAAGATGCTTTGCAAAATCCATCGTAAGGCGGTAATCCTTGCACTCATTTCCGCTCGTCACTGTGACGAACCCCCACCAATCTACATTTTCATCAAAATATTCGTTCTGTTCGATGTTCTTTTTGGCCCATCTCGAAAAGTTACTTTTTTCTCCACTTAAAAATTCATACAACGCTCTAGCAGTAGTATAACCGTCTTTATCAATACCAAGTGCAATCTCTATTGGTGTCTGTGTTGATGTACTCGCTAATTCCATGTCACTACCTCCGCTGCCTAAAGGCATTCCTTCCATAAACTTGTTGCCTGTTTGAAACCGCCTTTGAATGCTTCCAATCTCTCACAAAGTATACAATCCATAATCAGATCTTCGAACTTTGAATATTTTTCTTTACCAATCTGTTTTGTAAGTTCATCTTCTAATTTTACATACATTGCTCTTAATTCACAGCTATCAGTCTGATCATCTGTCCAGTCATAAAACATTTTTTCAATCTGTTCCATTTCAAAAAATTCCTTTCAATTTTTGGTTCTTGAAAGAAGTATCTGTATCTGATATGATAGATTTATCAGAAAGATACTTCTGGTGCAAAACAAGAGTGAGCGTCTTCCGCCAAGTTGACCGCTTGCTCTTATTTTTTTAATTCAGCCTTCAATTTTTTTAATCCTCTTCTTACTTCCTCACCTTTTTCAATACTCTCCTGTTCGCAATATGCCTGAAGAATTGCATTTGCTTCCTCATCGAGTCTGACTGTGATTTTGTAGGCTTTCGGATTATCTGTTGGCCTTCCTGTTCTTGGAGACATCTAATCACCTCACTTTTGTCTTCCAAAAGTCAACTACTTTTTTTGCGCCAGCGCAATTTCATTGTCTCATCGACAATTCATATATAACACCATTTTCCATGTTACGCAAATCGTCAAGTTTTACTCATCTTCTCACTTTTATTCACCCTGCACATATTCATACCACTGTTTTTATGCAAATACCACAATTTGTCATTTTTTTATCATTGTCATATATATGTCGTGTTTTGAAATTGACATTGTACATGCTGACATATTCAAAGCAGGCATGGCTATTTCATTTTTGTATAAATCATAGAAAATAATGTTTTTTCTAAAAATGCGTATAAAAATACCACTAACCATTTCTGATCAGTGGTATCTATAACTTATTCTTTGCTTCTTCTGACAAGCGCTTGAAAATTTCCTTGCATTTCTGATTAAATTCTTCTTTTTCTTCCTCTGTACGTTCCTTGGGATGAAGAAATGCCTCTTTTTTCTCAGGTGAAATATTTTTCTTTTCCTCTTCTGAAAAATGTATATACTCCAAGTCAGTCCGCAATAAGAAACATTCATGAGGAGATAATTCATTTTTCCTACGCTGTTGCTCATCCTCTGGAAGCAGCAACCACTCTCTTGCTGTTAATGCCATTATTCCAATTCCTCCAAAAGAATGTAAAATTTTCCATCCTCTTTGATTTTGTTAATCACCTTAAATTTTGCCATGTATGGATAAAGCACTTCATTTTCCATATCATTTAGCCCTCTAAGGTCTTTTCCATTTTTCGCATTTTGAATAAAAATCTGTACCTGTGCATCATCATTATATACACCTTTTTTAGTGGTTGACAAGTATTGTTTCGGAATATATTCTTTTTCTACATCAAATTCATCAAAAAATTTCTGAGCTTCCTCTTCAAAAGAAAATGTTACAGAACGATTTAAATTTCCATTGTAGTTTGGTAGTTTTTCAAGAGCAGCATCAAGGTTCCTGGTCCATTCTTTTTCAATATCTGTCAATTCTGAATTGGCATTTCTTCGCAACTTATCGTTGAGCGAATATGAATCTGGGCTTATATATCGTACAACTGCTGCCTCTTCTTTGATTGTAAGTCCTTTTGCTTTCAGTTCCTCTTTCTTATTTGCATACAACTCTCTTTTTCTGGCATTTATCTCATCCTTATTCTGCTCATACCGCTTCCGCCGCATAGCATTAATATCACCACCTGCATTTTCATATTCTTCCAGATACTTATCCGGATCGTATCCGGCCACTGTACTGTGTCCGTCAAAACGGACCGCATACTCACAATCACAATTTGCATGAATATGTTCTGCATGTCCACCTTTTAGTGCCTCATCTGACATATACTGCCAGCCTCTGGAAGCCAGGGTAATACAAAAGGCGCATGTGTCTCCATGTGGAATCCATGCAAACTGTGCGCCGTCTCTTTTTGCATTTTTCAAGGTTGTATCTGCGCCAACTTGTTTTACCAGTCTTGCTACTGTGGCCGGAACTTTACTCTGTGACTGTTTCATCGTCCCATGAACTGCCCTGGCCACTTCTCCATATTCCGGAAGATCTGCAATTTCTGCTGTGGGGACTATAACGCCTTGTGCCGCTGCTGTTTTCTCATACATTTGACAGGCCAATGCACCAATTGCCTGTCCATAATGTAATGATAATGCATAAGCATAATCTAATAGCGCTTTATCATCTCCAAAACCATGTTTACGCACCCACTCCTGCATTAGATCCGCCGCTTTCTGGCTGATTCTGGACATTTTTGTTATGTACTGCACCCATGCTTTCGTCGATATTCTCATCATCAAACTCCTCTGTCAGAATATTACTTCCTTTTGCTCTCTGCTCCTGTGCCCGGATTCTGCGGATATCGGCCTGATCAAACCCAATCATCTCGAGGAAAATATCCGTCTGTGCGAATCCCTCCCTTGCCGTTGCAATCTTTAAAGCCGCATCTGTCGTAGATGCTACACTTGGCATTGCAGGATTTTTGAAATGTGCAATGATCTCTTTTTCATTGTCCGGAAGCTCACCTGGTGTAGACCCGAGTTCAATCGCAAGTGCCATTTTACCAATTCGATACAACGCATCACCATTTGTCCGGTTCAGCTGTTCTGCCATCAAAATCAGTGTCTGTGACTGTGCAATAATAGCCTCGCTGGATGTAGGATTTGCGTCATTGACCACACCCACATCAGTAACTGCTAATCCAGTGGCTGCGGAATACTGTGTTGCAAGCATACGGAGCATCTGAACATGAGGTTCAATGTTTCCCTGCGTCAGCTGTCCGAAAGATGGTTTCTCACCAGTCTCCGGATTTGTTGTTCCAAGCAAAACACTTCCAACATACTGTTTGAATTTATTGTCGATCAACACATCGTACTGTTCATCCGTAATTCCAAGCAGATATTTTTGTGGTGAAGTCGCAAACTCCAATCCAATCGTAGCATTTGCCACCGTCCGAACATAGCCTTCAATCAATCTTCTGACCGGTTCTTTCAGTCTTGACTGTCCGAATGGCTTATCATTTGTAGCATCCCATGTCAGCGCAACCATAAGTGGTTCACCAAATTTATGAGGATATTCTGTAGCGTGCCAATGTCCGCCTTCCCGGTCCAACACCCAGATTGCCGTCTCCGTGTAAAAATTCACATGTTCTGGTGACCATGTGATGTCAGATTCATCTCTCCGGTCATCTTCGAATGCAAACCCACATTTAATTCTGCCTTCCGCTGCATCCCAGGAAGCCGCTGCGCAATGTGGTGAATAAAATCGAACCCTTGCATTTTTCTCCTTTCCTGATACTGCTGCAAATGCACATCCATATTTCAGTTCCTCTTTTACGGCTTTATTGTATTCCGCAATCAGATGATTCCGTCTCATAATGGCATCCATATGCTCTGATTTCGTTCCGTTTTCAGTCACAAACCCATCAAACATTGATCTGGCTGCCAATACATCCACGGTTTTTGCACCCCAGGAACAACCAATCTGTAGCCTTCGAATCCCATACGGAAGTGCAATTCCAAGATTCACTTCCTGCAGAGTAATTTTCCCATTGTAATACCGGCGTTTCTTCCGGTTTGTCGTTCTATGATAGTCATATATATATTTCAGTTCCCTTAATTGTCTCTGTTCTTCATCCGGAAGCCCTTCTACAATTCCAAAATTAAGTTCCATTTATCCAATCCTCATCTTTTTGGTCGGATTTCGTTTCGAAGTCCTGCATCCCCACAATGCCAGAGCAGCTGCTTCAATCGGTGTTGAATTTTCACCGCCAAATCCCCAGCCACCTGCGATTGCCCGCTTTACCGAAGTTATTGCTGATTCATTTAACACTTCCTGATATTTGTACCAGGTCACAGTCTGCTCATTAATTTCCTGTACCAGCTGGCTTGCTGCTGCGATCACATCTTTCCCGGAAGGTCTTACAATAGATTGTCTGTTTCTCCAGACAGATATAATTTTTTCTATCAGGAATTCCACTCCGTTCCTTCCATCCACAACAACACATGATGCTGTCTGGTACCTTTCATTCAGCCAGTCTGCCAACCACTGGATTCCTCTATCCGTGGCCTTGAATTCAATCAATGATATCCTTGCCGCTCCCTCTTCCGGACAAACCGCACCACATAATGCCACTACGGATCCGTCTGCTGAGAATTTCACACCATAAGCAGTCTTTCCTTCCGGCTTTTTCTGATCAGATACACATGCTTTCCACTTTGCTCTGTCAATCGCATAATCCTGCTCATTATTTATCGGTGACCACCATCCAAGACGCTCCCGTGCAAAAGTATCTTCACTCATCTGTTCACACTCTGCTGCGATTGTACTTTCTCGCATTCGTCTTCCAAGTGCCGGGTTACATGCCGCCCACCGGCTTCGATCTGTTACATCCCCAATCTCGTCTACGGAATATTCCGTCCATGCCGTTGAGTTGCTTGTCCCATTTAATGCCTTTTCACGGATATTTTTGAATACGTCACCCGTACAGTTTTCATCCGGAGGAGTCCCAAGGTAGATCGTCTGTGGATTTCTGGAAGCCGATATTGCCGGAAGGAATGAAGCCTGCTGCTCTGACGTTAATTCCTGTGCTTCGTCAAATACCAGCAGATCTCCATGTAATCCTCGGCCGCCATTTCTTGTCCGGGCAACAAATACAACTCTTCCGCCATTCTTCAGTATGATCTGTTCTCTTCCAAGCGCCGTTTTGATCTCTTTTACATATTTTTTCAATCCTCTGCTTTCAAACAGCCCCTTCAACTCCATGAAGGTTTCTGTTGCTGTCTTCTGCAGATGTGCTGTATATACGATCCACTCTGCATACATCACCATTCCGGATGCAATACGACCGGACGTATCAAGTGTCTTTCCATTCTGCCGCGGCACGGATAATCCACATGTCGGTGCGGACCAAATCTCTTCCTCTGTTCGCCCCATCCAATCATGAAGAATCCCTTCCTGCCACGGATCCACAAACAGCCGGCCTGCTGCCAATATCTTTACCGCATCCTCTCCGTCTGTGTGAATATATTCCGGAGCGATCCTAACGGACGGCTCCTGACTTCCCATCAGCTTCTCGTGTGGAGAGGATCCTTCCGATTTCATCGTCATCGTCTGCTACTCCCCTTATCTCTTCAATCTCTTTTATTGTCTCTCTGTACTGTTTTGCAAGCGGCGGCATGAGCTTTGCTCCATCTCCTAAACCATTTGCACATACATCAATTTGTTTCGCCAACACTTTTGCTAAATTTTCAAGCTGTTCCAGGCGGCTTCCGTTGCCTGTCACGGTAGTCATTTTCTTAGCCTTAGCCACCTTCTACCACCCCTTTAAAAATTTCCTGTGTGTAAATCGGCGCTGGACGGCTGGGGTCGCTGACCATGACAGGCGGGGGTACCTCCCCACCCACAATTCTTGATTCTGCTGCCGTCTGACAACTTTACCATTTTCCGTCAGAAATGTTTTGCATTACCGCCCTTATAGCAACTGATTTGTTTACTACTTTGTTACTTTTAACAGCATTACAGCAGTAATGTGCCGCCTGCAGGTTGTTCCAGTCCTGTGCTGCTGCCTCTTTGGATACATATCCAAACTCTTTCCATCTCGAAACAGGTTTGATCTCATCTATTACGAACGATAATGGATGTTTGCTGTCACTTGGTTCATCGTAGTGTATCGGACCCAGTCTTCCTTTACATATGCCACACGGACCGCCCATGGCTTTAAGCCTGGCTCTGTGCTTCCGCCTCAGATTGCCGTTTGAATATCTTGGATTGCTCATGCTGCCACTCCATATCTATGTTTCACTTACTCTGATCAATATTTTCTGAATTACTGTTTCATCAGCAATTTTAAAAAAATATACCACCTTATATATTCCAGTATGCGCCGGGCATATCGTAATTCCAAGTGTATGATCATCGACTCCACACCGACCTTCCGCCTCCCGCATATCCATATCGCAGTTCCAGACTTCATATCTTGCCTCTATGATCTGAAACGGAAGCTCATCATCCGAAGTCACTGTCACATACAATTTTCGTTTTTCACCTTTATACATTCGCAGCGTCTTCTGCAAAATAAGCCACTCTCCCTTCCAGTCTCTCCTGCTCCACAGAATAGTCCAACCATTCCTGTTTAATCCAATAATCCTGCATCTGCGCATGGATAGAATATCTGTTGTCCTGTATGCCAGCAACAACGCAATATTCTTTTCTATACACTTTACTTGCGTAATCCAGCATTTTGATCTCATACCGGAGATTTTCTAAATCAACCACGTACAGGATTGTTGCCACATAAGCCTGATTTCCTGCATCATCCAATGCATAAAGAGCGACGATATACTCGCCGCTCTCTAAAAATGGGACTGTCACCTTCCAGATATTTCCATCTGTTCGGTCGAAGATGATCTTACTGCTGCCAAGCAAGCCCCATACCTGCGTGGTCATTAGTCTGTTACCTCTACAGAGATAACGAATGTCTTACCACAATCAACCGGGTTCGGTGTGATAGTTGCAGATTTGATAACCGGAGGTGCAGTATCCAGTTTCACTGTTCTGGTTACGGTTGTTGTCTTTCCTGCTTTGTCTTTTGCGACAATGGTAATGGTATTGCTGCCCTCTTTCAGCGTTACATCTTTGCTGAAGGTTCCACTATTAGTAACGGGGATGTGGTCTCCGTTTACAGTAAGTGTAACCGGCTTGCTGGTTGCATCGTCTGTGGTACCTTTAACCGTTACAGTAGATTTATTTGTAATAAATCCTTCGGCCGGTGCAGAGATAGACAATGTCGGAGGAATCGTATCAACAGTAAATGTTACGGATTTCTGCGCAGCTGCATTTCCATCGTAGTCACTCGCAGTTGCCACAACGGTATGTGCTCCATCTGACAGAGCTGATGCTGGTGTGTAGCTGCAAGTGTAGCCGCCTGTCACTGCAGTCTTTGTGATCTTGGATGCATCTACCGCAGTACCATCAACTTTCAGAGCGATTGTAGACGGATTAACTCCGGAATCATCATCTGTGATCTTCCATACAATGGCAGGTGTGCTGTTTGCAAGATACTGGCTTGCAGTCGGTGCGGTGATTGTGATCACAGGAACAACTTTCTCTTTTACCTGCAACCTCAGGCTTGCACCCAATGTGCTGTCTGTTGCATCTTTTGTGGTTACGTTTCCAGCATCATCGGTTGCTTTTACCGTTACCGGATAATAATGTCCGGATAAGGTATAACTGGATTTTGACGGAGCTGTAATGGTTGCTTCGTACTTGCCTGTGCTGGTGTTTTTTGTAAGCGTATAAGTCTGGCCATTAATGACCGCCTGTACTGTTTTCACACTCATACTTTCGTCTCCTTTCGCATAATCGTGTGCATAATCATATGGATAATCCAGCCAATACGCTTTCTTTTCCAGCGTAACGCGGATTACATAACTTTTTCCTGTCTGAACCGGGTTCGGACTCAGTTCTGCTTTTGAAATTGTGATCAACCTGCTTCCTGCCATACTCCTCTCCTCCGGTTATTTTTTGTATAATAAAAGACAGCAGGTAAATCCTGCTGCCTAAATTTTTAATTGAAATACTGTTTTAATGTGGTATACTGTTTATGTAACGTACAAAGAAAAGGAGGTTGATGCAAATGTACAAGTTACGGCATAAGCCAACACAAGTTGGCCGACTAAATAATTAAGCACCACCTTGATTATTATCCTATTTTTCTTCTTAACGTTACATCCTAATCAATCACCACTATTTTTCTCCTGGGCGTCTGAACCTTTTTAGTGCGAAGTGTAAGCCCAGATAAAATCTAACAGGAGGAAAAACAAATGGATTTAATCAAGGTGGTGCTTGAGAAGGATTGTCTCTTATTCATTTTTGGAATTTTTTGGCTAGACATTGCTCAGTACATACAAGTTGCCATTACAACATGCAATCCTAAGATATTTGGATTGCTTTTGGCAATTATTACTTATGTCATTATAAAGACCAAATGAGTATGAGAGAATCAAGAAGTTCGGATTAGCTACCCGGACTTCTTTTTTCTTTCCTTGCATATAATCATACCACTGAGCCACCGGTTTCCGCCTTTGGCTCAAGTATTATTATAACTGTGCATTTTGTGCATTTTGTGCGTTTTTCAGAATATCATCAATTTTTCTACTAATCCTGCTACGATCCAGATGAACGCTCTTGCCAACCTGCTCCTGTGTCACCGGCTTTCTGCCATCGATAAACAGCTTCCGGAAGATACGGTGTGCCAGACTATCCGGTATTGCATCCACAAACTGCTCCACCGCTTTACACTCCTGCTCCAGTGCTTTCTTCCGCTTCAGATCACGATCCTGCAATCGCTCGTATTTCTCCTGGTCAAACCCAACCACACATTGTGGCATCGGATAACCTTTGCTGTAATCAAATATTACATCATTCCCGATCAGCGTATCTGACTTCCAGCGGTTCTGCAGAGCATAATCCAGTTCCAGTATCTCAGCTTTATTGCTCCGGTATGCTTTCAATCTTTCCTTTGTCATCTTCTCCAACGGCATCGCCTCCCTTATTCCTCTCCTGCAGCTCTGCCCTGCTGCCACTTTGCTGTATCTGCTGCCATATCAGATATGACAGGCTCCATTCCGGATTACCGCCGACTGCTGCAAGGTAATCAAGGATTGTCAATGATTGCTCAACTCATTCTTCAACTGTTCAACGATTTTATCAATCTCATCGTAGAAATCTTTTTTACAATAACCGCAATCTCCACCACTCTCATTATCACATTGTGCTGAATGGCAGTCTAAAAAGTACCACATGGCCTTCATCTTTACCTCCACTTCGCTTATCATATTTTCCACGTCATAAGCTGTCGGCTGCTCTTCCACTGCTTTCATACAATTCTGGATGGCATCATATTCTACCCTGGCAATCATCCGGTTTTTAAGACTTCCACTATCTGGTGATGCTGACAGCGCATAGTCATTCAGATGAACCAGTAACTTATCTGCATCAATTAATCTCATTCTTCATCACTCCAATCCAATTTCTGACCACATTTCCAGCAATAAATGTATCTGTTTCTATGCATCTCACTAACCTGTGATACCGCTCCGCATAGGCAAACGATAAATACATCTCCAAATTCATCCGGTTTTTCTATTACTCTCGCCTTTACTGCCACATCTCTGGAATCCCCATTCACAAATCGGCGGATCTCTGTAACTTCCTGTTGCAGCTGCTCATCAGTCTTTTTCATGATTTACCATCCCTTTCTGTAATATCGTGCACTCGTATCATCTGTGAAATGGATAAGTACAGATTCCGGATATTCTTTCTTTGTGTCGCCTTTTTCGTATTTTGCTTTATCGACCTTAATCGGAATTTTGTGTGTTTTTTCGCATTTTTCTGCTGTATCAAAATCTCTATATTCGACTCCACAAACATTACATTTATACGTCACTTTTTTACTCGGCATATTTCACATACCCCATTCTTCCAACTATCCCAGCACTTTTCAGGTAATCATAATAATTCTGTGCCACGTTCTCATCCACGCCGAACTCTTTCTGGATTCTTCCAATAGTTACTCTCTTCTGGTTCTTCGCCCAATTCTCTAATTTTACAGATTTGATAATCATCATTTGCTCCTCCACTTCTCAATCATGTTCCAGTGTCCTTTTATCGCTTCCTGAATAGTTATATATCGTCTGGCATCCAGATCTCGCCAGCTTTGCACTTCCCCGTCTTCCGTACATCTAAATACCATTGTTTCTAAACCGTGATCTGCTGTGTCTCAAGTATCTATCAACATATATCCTTTTGATGTTTCTACTATTGTTCTCATTTCTGCTCCTCTCTCCTGTATACTTCCGGCAATGGCATCCATGCATTAACAAATATTCCAACTGATGCATAGCTTGTATCATCATTTCCCGGATAAAATGCTCCGGATCCATCACTGTCTGTTTCATATCTTCCGATATCCGGAAGTGTAAAATTTTCAAACGATACCAGCACATATTCTCCCGGATCCGGAAGTCTGTCATTGATATCTATCCATCCCTTGATACTGTCGCATTGCTTCATTTATTTTCACTCGCCTTCCTCTATCATGTAGATTCTGCTTGCAGATACTTCATAAGCTACCCTGGTCTCCTGCTGCTCTTCATCCAGTTTTTTTACATATTCCCGGCTCTGGATTCTTCCGGTCAGTTCAATCCTGCTGCCAACTGCCAGATTTTTGGCATACCGTGCATTGCCAGCCCAGCAGATGCAAGGGATATAGTCACTTTTTCCACCTGGTCTGTTCACTGCCACTAGAAGATCTGTGATCTGGCGTCCACTCGGTGTTTCCCGATAAACCGGCTGTCTGCAGATAAATCCATGTAAGAAAATATAATTATCATCTTCCTGCGCAGCATCACTGATCTGTTCTGCAAAAAGAAAAAGTATTAATTTTCGCTTTTCTCCAGCCGGCATGTTTACGGAGCAAAAGCTTCCTTCTACCGAAATATTTGCTCCGTAATAGATTTTATTTTCATCCACCATTCCTTTCCTGAAAATTACTGGGATTTCATCTGCGTATCCGCTTTTGCGGTTTGTCGCTAAGATTGTTCTGTAAAATAATGCTCCTGCAGTTTCATGATCATACTGTGGTTCTGCGATCACTGTTCCTATTATTTTAGCCATATTGTTTTTATGCATTGCTCTTTTCTCCTTATCCTGCCTGTTTTTCTTCTTTTAACTGAGCTGTCTCCCAACTATTCAACTGTTCTCTTGCCATCCGGTAACATGCTGCATCTGATTCACTCTCTGTTTTTATGATCAGTTTCTGCTGCCGGCCTGTCTTTTTGTATATCTTTATCCAGCCATCTTCCCATATACTGAAATGTGCATACATCTGCAGATTGTATCTTCTCTGTAATGGCAGATAGACATTGTAAAATTCTCTTACTTCTTTTCCGTAGTCTTCCTCCATGCTAGTTCCCCCCCTGTTATTCTTCCGGCAATTCATATAAATCTGATCTGCCTTCTGCTACTTCCCATTCCTGTTCCGTCAATGTAAAACCATATTTTTCCATAAACTGGCATACATGCAAAAGTTTCCCGCCTTTTTCTTCGTTGTACCATCCTCTCCAGTCCGCAGTTTCTAAGCAGGAATCTGTTCCATTCCACAGGTAAATCAGCATCTGTTTTTGCGTACTCAGTTTATCAAAATATTCTGCTGCCATATTCAGTTCTTCACCTGTACACTCATACTGTGGCTTTCCACAATAGAAATCATATATAGCAGATTTATATATACAGACGCCTATCTCGAACATAAGGCTCCAGATTGTTTCCACAATGCCAGGACTATCTTTCATGTAAATTTTTCCATCTGTAATATCCCGCACAAAATCTTTCATGCGCTTATATAATGCCTTATTAATGCCTTTGATTTCTTTTCTATTACGATCCCTCTCTTTCGTTTTTCGCTCCTGTTCGGTTTCCTTCTTATGCGGTACTTTTTTCAAGACATATATGCTGCTATACATCCGCAGGTAATACAAATTTTCCACATTCTGTGGCAGTTTTAATTTTTGTGGGAGTTCATCATCAAGACCATACGCCCGCACTTTTTCCCATTTTCCGGAATAGTACTCATTTTCGGCTTTCTTTGGTGCTTTCTGCACTCCTCTGGTTTCCAGCATTGCTATTAATTTCTTCTCACTTTTATTTCGATTTGTAATTCTAACCGACTCACTGGCTCTCCAGATGAGCTGACTTGAATTGCTGGACTCTTTTAAAATTTTGTCTCTTTCCCTGACATCTTCTACCTGCTCCAATGCATATAGATCTTTTAGTGATAACTGGAAGCTGTCATCTTTCTGTTTTTCTTTGAGGATATTCTGATCCAGTTTGGCAATCTGCAGTCTGCGCCGAACCGTTGTCCTGGAAAACCCGGTTCTTTCAGCTATCTGAGCTTCCGTATCGCCAAGATCAAGCATCATCTGGAAGCCCTGCGCCTGTTCCGTAATAGTCAAATCATTTCTCTGCATGTTTTCTTGCAACATGATTCCAACCTGGTCTCTGTGGTTCAATCCTTCCGCTATCTTACATGGAAATTCCGTAAGTCCTGCTGCCTTACCAGCAGCAAAACGTCTGTGCCCGATCAGCAGTGTGTACCCTTCCGGAGAATATTTAGAATCTACTTTCCGCAGGTTTTCTTCATCCGGATGTTCCAGATAATCGTTGATTGCCTGGTTATGTTCTTTGTAATCCATCCAGTGTCCCGGAATTACCGTAAGGTTCTGCATGATACCCTGCTTTTTAATTGATTCTGTCAATTCTGAAATATCTCCAAGGTTTTTTCTTGGATTATCCGGATGCTGATAGATCTGATCCGCTGCTATTAATATCATTTGCATGTCTTTCCTCCTATCACTTCTTCGAAGTTTTTCTCATTGCCTACCGCAATTTCAATAATCGGGGCTTTTAACTCCGGATTGATCGCGCATCCGATTTCTGCTGCCTGGTAGAATTTTCTCTTTTTGAAATTGGCCAGTATTGCCCCTACCTGTGCATCTTCCGGAAATAATTGCAAATATTCCTGTAATTCTTTATTTTTCATCTCAGATCTCCCTTGCTACCTTTTTACCAGTTCGCCGCTTTTAGCCATGTGTGCCAGCTCATTCATCGTGAACGATTCCACATAGCTGCTGTGCTCTCCAAACATGTTCGTGAAATGCATCCGGAACCGCACGAACCGTCCGTGTGATGGAATATGCTCCACTACGGCATTTACCCACTTTCTTTCTTTTAATCCCAATGCTCCGATTTTATAAAATTTGTATCTCTGTCCTTCTTTAAACATCGTTTTCTCCCTTTCTCAAAATGGCAGTTCTCCCAGATCAATATCAAGGAACTCTATCCTGCCCTCTTCGTGTTCTTCAGTGCTCTCCTGCTGCCATTTTCCTGAAAGTTCTTCGCACATCCAATCCCGACCAAACTCCTGCATGTACTTTTCGTGGGAATATTTTTGTTCGAATACCTGCTGCCCGATCTGGCACAGGAAGATCCGGACGTCTCGGTTGGAATGAACCGCATCTGGTCCATATTCATGATGTGCCACACATAGATATATCCACAGGCCGTAACGCTCGGACTTCTTTCTATTCGCTGTTCCGAACATAATGTGGTGTCTGTGTAATCCCGTAGATGGCAGTTCTCCGTAATATCCCTGTTCAACAGCCAGATATCTGCAGATATAGCACTCTTTCTCCCTTTGTACGATGCTTTTACTCATCAGCTAAACGGCAGCTCCTCTTCCAGCCCATCCGGGATTTCCATAAATCCGTCCTCTCTGGCCATTGGAGCTGGATTCTGCTGCGTGTTCTGTCCTGCTGCTTTGCTCTCCGCGAACTCCTGCTCCTCAACAACTACGTCCGTGGTGTAAACTTTCTGTCCATCACGGTTGGTATAGCTGCCTGCCTGAATTCTGCCTGTGAGGGCAATCTTGGTTCCCTTGCGGAGGTATTTCTCAGCAAATTCTGCCTGACGGCCAAATGCTACACAGCTGATAAAGTCAGCCTTCCGTTCCCCGTCACGGTTAAATCTCCGGTCTACTGCCAATGCGTAGCGTGCTACGCAGGTTGATTCCTGCGCTGAATTTGCCTGTGTATAGCTGATGCTTGGATCGCGGGTCAGCCGACCCATTAAAATGACTTTGTTCATGCTTTTCTCCTTCTTTTACTGTGCTTTCAGTTCTTTGTATTCACCTGGTTTCAGATCTGCTTTTTTCATCTCGCACTGCATCCATGCCGTATACGGACTTTTGCAGATATACTCCACCTGCAGCCCAAGCCTTACCGTCTGTCTCTCGATCTCTTCCCACATGTCGCGGTTCTTAACCTCTTTTCCGTCCTTTCTGGTCCATCCGGCAGACTTCCATTCCTGCAGCCACCCAAGTGTCAATGCATTTTTCAGATACCGTAAATCTGTATAGATCGTTACCCTGCATCCTGTCTTGAGCTGTTTTAACGCCCGCACTGCCGCCGCCAGCACTATACGGTTTCCGGAAGCTTCCATACATCCCATCCCTGATCGGGTATAAGTAATATCTGCCGGCGAGACATATTCCAGGACGTAACAAAAGTAAGCTTTCCCTGGTTTGATCCGTTTGCTGGATACATCTAAGTACAGGGCTACTTCCATCATTCTCGCTTCACTCCTCTTCTTACTTTTTCCGGTATCAACCTAATCATTGTGTATCTGCGGTATTTATATCCCGTAACCGGATTGATGCCTTCATGGATCCGTGCTATGTAGTAACCTTTTTTCGGCTTCGGCTCAGCTTTCCATCTATGCAGCTTGTCCACCTTCGGCTCTGGTAGCGGCATGTTCCGGCTAGTGTTGTAGTTTGCTTCCGCTATTCTGGGTTTTCCACGTGTGCCATCTATCTTTTTTTCGGTGGTGTACTCATCTTTTGTCATGTAGTTGGCTAACTTTGTGAAATCCTCATCATAGTATTTGCTATGTTTAATTTCTATGGACCAGGTGCCACCCTTCGTCCATGCTTTCTGTATAATGCTGACCGTATCCCCGATCTCATTGATCACCAGGTGGATATGCCAAGCTCCCTTTGTTCCTTTTTCGATGTTCCGGATCCAGAACACCTCATAGCCACGTTTCTTATACTCACGTCGCACGTACCGCATTGCCTTCTGGAAATCTTTCAGTGCATCCTGCATGGTCTGTGGTCTATTTTCTACCTCATAGGTCCATGTGGCCAAAATATCTCCCGTCTTGAAATATGCCAGCATCTTCTGCCTGCACCGCTTCGCTTTATTCTGTGCATTGACTATGCGAATCTGTTCCTGTGTCGGCTTGACTCTCTTCTGCCGTTTCTCGCCGGGTGCCCCATACCTGCCATCATGGAACTCTTCTACATCGATTATGTCTCCCTTCCGGAAGTTGTATTTTTTTCTCCTGATCATAGCTGTTTGTCCCAACTTTAATATCTTTATCGAGTCTGAATACCGGCTTTAAACCGGTTGTAACTCTGAAATATTCCGAAAAAAGGTTTTTTAATGTCCGGACAGGAAAACCTGGCCGGACTATATGATTCCACCGTCCTGCAGTCGGACGTTTGTGTATATTTATAATCAAAGTAAGAAGGTGTCTACTGCAGTTAACTATCAATAATTATTTGAGGGGTTTGGGTTTCAAACGTCCGACTGCAGGACGGTGGAATATTCTTTTTTTATCAACACATAGTGGAATAGAACCCCATCTGCTGAAACGTCACTTCGCCATAGGTCACAGTGCGCCAGTAGCAAGCTCTTCCACAGCGAATTTTTACCGGAAGATGCAGCGCCGCAGCTATCACCTCAATTCCCTTGCTGATGTCTACGTGTTCATATATATGCAGCTGTCCTTTTCCTGTAAATCCGCTGATCCGCTCCATTCCATTAGCGATCCGGTTGCACTGCTCTTCTATGTACTTTAACTTTGCTTTTTCCATTTGCTTTTTCATCTCCTGTCTGTTATACTCCAGACATAGGTTTTATTACCTATGTCATTGGTTTAGAGCGTGTGATTGTCGAAGGTGACACGCTCTTTTATTTTGTTCAGAATTATTCCTGCACCGGCAATCGCCAGTCCAACAGCTGCGATCTTTACCGCCAGAGCAAATCCGGCTTGTCCCTCACTAGACAGCCCCATCATTCCGATGGAGGCTATTCCAAGGCCTACGGCGCACAGCCCAAACGCAATCTTATTTTTCATCATTGGTATCCTCCAGATTAATTTCTTCTACTACCGAAACCATCATTAATCCAAGCACTGCAACGCCTCCTGCCAACAACACCAGGATTGCATTTATTACCGTGTGTGGTCTGCCAAAATACAGAAACACGAACACGGATGCTGCCACTATCGATGTGATGATTCCGACAATTTTTAATTTGCTCATTGTGCTCCCTCCAATGTTTTCATCAGCTGCCGGCGATAGATAATAAACGAATCTTTCTTCCCGCCTTTTTGCTTCGGAACGCAGATTCCGAATTTCCACACACCTGCCCGAATGTGCTGTCTCACCTTTTCCGGTGAACATCCGAGCAGACGTGCCGCTTCTGATGCACTCATGATTTCATGAGGTTCCATGTATCTCACCTTCCTCTCATAGAAGATATGTGTTTGTAGGTTGTCTGGTTACGGTTCCTAATTGCTTTTTCTGCCGTTTTTTCCTATACTTTGATATGTAGACTCCCGCCAGAATCGAATACCAAAGAAAGGATTTGCTATTATGTCTCACATTTTTACAAAAGAAAATATAACGTTCGCATTATCAATTTTTGGAAGCTTAGGAACTTTATTCACATTAATTCATACATTTTTAATTAACAGAAAGCAGCTTCAAATGCGTGTAAATGGTCATGTATTTGGTGACGTAAAAAAAATGATTGTTCTTTATGTCTCATTCGCAAATAAATCCAGGCTTCCTATATCCGTTACAGATATCTGTATTAAAATAGACGATACATACTATCCTTGCTTACAGCCTCCAATTATTGCTTACGAAGAAACAAAAAAAGTAAACGGTGCAGTTGTTTCGCATAGAGCAATCTCTTCTCTTTCCATACCAATTAACATTTCTTCGCTCAGTGGAACTTCCGGATATATTTGTTTCGAATTTCCCGAAGTTTCTTTTCCATCCAATGCCACTGAATTGACTTTTTCAGTATCATCCAATCGCGGCAAGGTATTTGAAAAGAAACTTCCACTAGGCCGTCCGCTTCACTGACGTATTTTCTTTCAGTCTCTATAATTTCTCCAACCGGGCTATGATCCGCTCGGATAGCCTCTGTGGCACCAACACTCAGGCTATCTTTTTCTGTCATCCATCTAATACCAAGTTTCACCATATTGGCGGCTGAATCTAAAACACCTTTGTTTACCGATATTTCGTTATTTGTTCTTGCCATCGCTCTCCCCTCCTCTCTACACCTTTCCATCTACTGGATCATCTTTGGTTGCTATACTTCTCATACTTATTGGTATGCATTCTGGTTTTTCGCTCTTTTTTCTTGCGATTTTTCCGTGTATTCCCACTTTTGGTTTTCCCGGTAAAATGATTGAAATTGTATCCCGGCATTGTTTTTCCTTTCATTTTCTCCTATACTAAATTCACTAATATAAACAGGAGGTTCTTATACAATGAGCATTGCTAGTCGTTTAATTCAATCCCATGGCATTCTTTTTCAAATTGAACGAAACGGAGAAATCATTACTACCGCCCTCGGATTACCTAATCATGATCAAATTACAGCCGAATCCTTTATTGGCATGTTGGAAAATGCTGATGTAGAAATTGGTGATTGGCTAATCAACCCAAATAATGAAAGATTTTATGTAAAAGATAAAATCTCTGATTATGCATTTCACGAATTTCAACAATACAGACTCCTATATTTAACTGAAGCACAATACCATTCCAAACAATCTATGCATTCTGTCACAACATTCAATATTCAAAATGCATACGGCTCTGTTATAGGCTCCCAGTCATCAGTAGTCATGAATTACAACGCAGCCATCCAAAATGCTAAAAAAGAAATTGAAGCATCCAACTCTCCCGATAAAGAAGATCTTGATAAAATTATTTCTTTATTGGAAATGATTGTTAATAATCAGCTTTCTCCACAAAAAGGACTATTTTCCAAGTTTTCTTCTGTAATGGAACGTAATTCTTGGATAACTGGTACCATCACATCTACTCTTTTAGGCTGGTTGACATCTCAAATATAGGTGTTACGCCTCGAACTGTTACTGAAAGCTCTGTTTCTCCATCAGCAGAGCTTTTTATTTTGTATTCAGCTATTTCAATCTTTTTTGAGTCAATTTGCAAAAAGCAACGGTCTTCCAGTTTAGTTACTCTGATATCCATCTTTTACTTCCTTTCTACACATTCCTCTCTGCTGGATCTTCTTCTGTTGCGAATAAATAATCCAGTGTTTTATCTGGAAATGCTTTCCTTTTAATTTCTACACATTCCTTTAATGAAAGTGTGCTTTTTCCATTCAACTTGAATGACAATGTTGTTGGTGTGATTTTTAAAATATCAGCCAACTTTGCTTGCGTCATTTTCTTTCTCGCCATTTCCGCTTCCAAATTTGGAAACATATCTTTTCACCTCATTTCTCGATTTTTCGTGAATCTGATTTTAGTATATACGATTTTTCGTGAAAGTCAACACTTTTTCTCTATTTTTCGAGATTTTTATTTTATTTTTATTGGAATTATATTGATTTTTCGAGATTTTAGTGTTATTATCTAGCCATATCAATAATAAGAAAGGAGAATTCAATAATATGAATGAATTGGAGTCGAACTTGAAGTCTCTAATTATCGAGAAATATGGAAGTATGAAAAAATTTTCTGAAGCTATAGATATGCCATGGACTACTCTTGATAGTATTCTCAAACGTGGTATTGCTAATTCCAATATTACTAATGTTTTAAAAATCACTCGTGAATTAGGATTAGATACCGAAAAACTTGTTGATGGGGAAATTACTTATATAGATTCCGCTCCTTCTACTATGGCTGCACACCTTGATGGAAAAGATTTTACCGAAGAGCAATGGAGCCGCATCAAATCTTTTGCGGACTTCATAAAACTGGAAGACAATAAATAAAGTCCACCTAGTATTTTAAGTTAGGAGGAATTGTATTGAATAAATTAGAAACCTTTGAACAGAAAGCATATGATCAGAATGTCAAAGTGCATGACTATTACCTTGGCGATGAATCATTAACTGGTCTTTACATAGATGGCCATGTCGCTATTAATACTTCCGTAAAAAGTTTAAAAAAGAGAACCTGTGTCATTGCTGAAGAACTTGGCCATCACTGTACTTCATCCGGAAATATTCTTGACCAAGATGATGTTCGTACTCAAAAGCAAGAACATAAAGCCAGATTATGGGGATATAATGAATCTATCGGATTGATCGGTATCGTAGAAGCATTTAACCATGGATGCCATAATCTTTATGAGATGGCTGAATACTTAGATGTAACAGAAGAATATTTGAAGGAAGCATTGGATGCTTACAGAGATAAATATGGAGTTCGTACAGATATAGATAATTATACTGTCTGCTTCATTCCATATCTGACAGTATTTAAGAAAGTCTAATTTTTTTATACTAATATTACTATTAATTACAATATGTATTTTATTAATTTAGGAGATTAACATGAAAAAGAAACTATTATTTATCATCCTTACCTCTACGCTCTTGGCGTCATGCATTGCTTGTGCTTCTTCTCGTACGGATGATACTATTGTTCAAAATTCATCATCTGATGATGCAAGTACCGCCATGAAAGATAATGATAATCCTTACAGCATTATCGATAATTTTATTTCAAAATATAATGTTGCTTCCGATAACCAGATTACCAATATTTCTATTTTGGATATACGCGCTTCCGATTATCGCGTGGAATATCGGCTCAATGCATTTAAAAATGCTGTTGGAGAAAAAGGGTTTATTGGCAATACTGAAATTCAAATTGTAAATTATGGCGTATATGCAAATGACTCTCTTAGATTTTATTTCACTATTGATACTGCCGATGTAGGCACTGATATTTGTTATAATATTGTTCGCTTATTGGACGACTCAGTACCCTATGATGATTTTGTTAATGCCTTTAGTTCATATGACTCAGATCCAGTCCACAATGTCCGTTTGGATTTTGACAACATAACTATTGCCTCAGGCAGTGGAAATGAAATTATGATAGATTGTACCAAAATCGATTAGTTGATAATTTGCTACGGCATTTTATAAATATTTTTTACAAAAGGAGATTTTTGCTATGATTGATTTCAAAAACGGAAGCTTTATCAAGCTGAAAGACACCAAAAAATTCCACAATGAAAGCTTAATCAAGCCACTTTTTGTTCCAGGTGAAGAATTTCTCGGTGAGTACCAGGCAATCAGAGATTTTGTTATCTTTACAAACAAAAGGGTAATCGCTGTCAATGTTCAGGGTATGACCGGAAAGAAAAAAGATTTCACCACTCTCCCATATTCAAAGATCCAGGCATTTTCTATTGAGACAGCCGGTGTTATTGATCTTGATAGTGAACTGGAACTCTATTTCAGCAGTCTGGGAAAAGTTAAATTTGAGTTCACTGGATCCAGCAATATTGTTGAGATTGGAAGAACTATTTCACAATATATTTTATAATTTACACTCCCCTGTTCCTCGTGATCGGGGGAACAATGAAAAACTGAATAATATACTTACCAGGGGAGCTGGAGGACGTGCTGCACCCGTCCGAGCCTGTCGGAGGTGGTGCATATGAGTACATATGAGGAATTACAGCTGATTGTATCCGTTGCGGTACTGATTGTTGCAATACTGAGTTATACGCATAAAAAATAGCCGTCCTGACCCTGAGAAAGTCGACGACTATTTTTCGTAAATTAAATTGATTTTCGCCGGGCGGGTGAGCTGCATTCACCTTCCAGCTTTCCTGTTAAGTATATTATAGCAAATATGCTTTAAATGTCAATTTACTATTGAAGCACATTCGAGCAGATACTGCATTTTTTCAGAAGGGAGGTATAGTTTGGATATTCAACAATACATATCTGATCGTTTAGATTCGCAGATATCTTGGTATAGTAAAAAGTCTCAGCATGCGAAAAAAATGTATAGAACTTTTCAAGTTGCAGATATCATTATTGCAGCTTCCATACCGTTGCTTTCTGCATATACAATCGAAAATGCCACTATTGCTATTATTGTAGGGATACTAGGTGCCATTATTACAATTACTGAGGCCGTTTCAAAATTGTATCGCTGGCACGAAGAATGGATTGAATATCGTTTCACATGTGAAGCTTTAAAACGTCACAAAATTTTATATTTAACCAACTCTGATCCATACGATAATACGCAAGAGATAAATGGTAAATTACTGGTAAGCAATGTAGAAGCTATTATTTCTTCTGAAAATAAACAATGGAAGGTAAATTCTTTTGAAATGCCCGAGAAAAAAGCTTCTAATTAACTGGTTCATATGTCTTTTCAAATACATCTGGCTTGCAAGGATATTGTTCTCCTCTAATGCCAGTTATAATCCAATCACCTGGAGCTGCCCGCAAAGGTCCTTCAAGTGTTGGAACAATTAACTCTTTGTCTGTCTGGTAAGCTTCAATAACAATTGGTTTTTTACGAAATTTCATTTTACACCTCATTTCAAGAAAGGAGCTATTATGCCAAATTTATATGATTACAGAATTTTCATTAGCCACGCATGGACCTATGGGAATGACTATGCTCATCTAGTATCGTTACTGGACAACGCACCTTTATTCTCTTACTACAATTATTCTGCCCCAAGAGAAAAACCTTTATTCCCACCAGGAACACCTTATACTTCTTACGATATCGCCAGAAAGATAACTAATAAAATACAACCAGCACAATTAACCATTGTACTTTCTGGAATGTATGCTGCATATAGCGATTGGATAAAATACGAAATAGATGAATCTGTTCGAATGGGAATGCCTGTTATTGGTGTTGTTCCACGCGGACAGCAGCGGATTCCGTCCTATATCCAAGATAATGCAACTGAAATGGTTAACTGGAACACAGCTTCCATTGTTTCAGCTATTCGTCGCAATGTGCGATAGTTTATAAGTTATATTAATAATAACATTTCATATTTATAATTACAACTTATTTATTAAAAAACCGCCCCTGTTGGCGCAGAGACGGTTTCAAATCGGCAATACCGAAGATGGTATCAACCAACCTTTTGACCAAAATATTGTATCATCTTCGGAACAGCTTCGCAAGCGGAACACCCGTTCTTTGCTGGCTGTTATTTTTATACCCATTTTTAACCATTTTCACGAAAGAAGGTGATGTATATGCCAAAAAGGAAAAAATACCCAAAGATTCCTAATGGCTACTAACGGCTCCATCAAATATCTTGGCAAAGGGCGGCGCAATCCTTATGCAGTCCATCCGCCTACCACGGAATTTACGCTGAACGGTGTCCCCAAAACTCCAAAAGCAATCTGTTATGTTTCCGACTGGATGGTTGGCTTTGCGGTGTTGACTGCTTACCGGGCCGGTACTTATTATCCAGGGTACGAAAAAACGGTTGCCGCGACTGCAGATATTTCCGGCAGCAAGCTGATCCAATCTATCCTGGCGGACTACAATCTTACAAAAGCATCTGATGAGAAGCTGGAAGCTGCCAAAAAGACCTTTTCCGATGTGTATGAGGAATTCTATCAGTGGAAATATGAGCGTGATCAGAGCCGGAAGTTATCTGAATCGTCAAAAAATTCCACCCGGGCTGCATATAAAAACTGTTCTGCCATACACGATAAAGTATTTGCCGATCTGCGCCATCAGGATCTGCAAAACATCATTGATTCCTGCCCGTTGAAACATGCCAGCAAAGAACTGATCGTGTCTCTGATGCATCAGATGTACGCTTACGCTGAAATTTATGAATTGTGTGATAAAGATTACTCTGTACATGTGCGAATCAATACAGAGGACGATGACGAGCACGGAGTGCCGTTTACAGATGATGAGATGAAAATTCTCTGGGAAAATAAAGAAAATAATGTAATCCAGATGCTGCTGATCATGTGTTACAGCGGTTTCCGGATTACAGAATATTCCAAAATAGCAATCAATTTGGACGATAAAAGTTTTCACGGCGGTATCAAGACACGTTCCAGTAAGATCCGGACTGTACCGATCTATTCCGGAATTTATAATATGGTTGCAGATCGTTGTGAGAAATACGGAATCCAAAATATACTTGGCTGTCAAACACAGAAATTCCGGAAAGATATGAACGCTGCCCTGTCTGACCTTGGCATTGCCATTGCTCCAACAGGTGAAAAGCATACCCCGCATGACTGCCGGCATACTTTCTCTGCCTTATGTGAAAAATATGAAGTAAAGGAGAACGACCGGAAGCGAATGCTCGGCCACAGCTTTGGTGGAGATGTTACAAACGATGTCTACGGACACCGTACTCTGGAAGACCTCCGGAGTGAAATTGAGAAGATAAAGATTTGTTACTAACGTGTTACTAACCGTTTGCGTTTATTTGCATTTTTTCATGTTTATCCATAATCAAAAAGAAGTGCCACAACGCCCGTAAAATAAGGCTTTGTAGCACTTTTTCTTTGATTTATAAGGAGTGGCTGAAAATGCTGAAAATTAAGATACCCTTAATTTTTATCTCAGTCGAGAAGACTCCCACTTCTGCAAGTGGTGAGTAATAACAAGTCTTTCTCAGTGGGAGTACAATC